TCAGCCGGATCATCCGACTCTGCCGGAGAGGGCAGAAACGCACAGGGTGACGGAAGAACTACACAATAATTTGCATTTTAAGATAAATACAATTACTATCAAACCACTATGATATTCGAGAAGGCACATTTCGACCTAGACGGCAGCAACCTCCGCTTTGCCGTTCCTATTGTTAAGGTTGACCGCGAGGCCCGTACTGTTTCAGGTTTTGCGACACTTGACAATATCGACAAGCAGGGAGATGTTGTTTCGACACAGGCTAGCCTGGAAGCATTTCAGGAATTCCGCGGAAATCTTAGAGAGATGCACCAGGCTAAGGCTGTCGGTAGAGTTCTTGCTTTCTCGGTAGAGGAAATGTATGACCCGGTTGACGAGAAGATGTACAGCGGAATCTTCGTTACGGCGTACATCAGCAAGGGCGCGGCAGATACATGGGAAAAGGTTCTAGATGGCACACTATCAGGATTTTCTATCGGTGGAGAGATTCACGAAGCCGATAACGTATTCGATAAGTCAGCCGACAGGACCATCAGAGTCATCACCAAGTATTCGCTGATCGAACTATCCGTGGTTGACAACCCAGCGAACCAACTGGCGAATATTCTATCCATCGTCAAGGTAGACGGAGGGATGGCAATGAAGGGAATGGTCTCCGAGATTGAGACCGAGAGCGTTTTTTGGTGCGGCAAGGATGAAATTGCCGTAACTAAAGATTCTGACAGCGCCTCCTGCCCAGTATGCTCCTCTGAAATGGAGAGCATTGGATGGGTTGAGCGTACTGACGCTGAAAAGGCGGAAACTGTTGGAGCACTAATAAAGAACCATAAGGGTGAACTTACAGGGGAAGCCCACAGCGAAGGAGGTAATGAAGTGTCTGAAGAAACAGTAGTTGTAGAAGACGTGGTTGAGGAGACCGTAGAGGCTGAGGCCGAGACGGTTGAAGAGCCTGTAGCAGAGGAAGTAACTGAGAAGGCTGCCACCGTCGAAGAAACAGTAGAGCCAGAATTCGACCTGGAAAAGGCGCTTAGCGAGATTAGCGAGTCTCTACTAAAGACATTCAACGAAAAACTAGCAGAGACAGCAGCAGCAACCGCCGACCAGTTGGCCGAGTTTGCTAAGTCTGTCAATGAGAAGTTCGAGGCGGTAGCCGAGAACCTAAAGACCGTAGCAGATGAAGTTGAGAGCACACAGAAGTCTCTCAAGGAAATTGACGAATCATCTGCTGTAAAGAAGTCTGCTGACCTTGGCGGGGATGCAGAACCAAAAAATAACAACAACATCTGGGGCAGTTCTTTCGTCGTTCGCTGAAAGATGTAATCAAAGAAAAGGTAGGTGAAAACAACAAATGAGCAATGAACTTCTTGAGAAGGTAACAACAACCAGCGTAGTTGGCGCGGGCGGTGGTGGTCTGCTAAACGCAGAGCAGTCTGACCGTTTCATCGACTACATCTGGGACGCTACCGTTCTTGCACAGGAAGGTTTCGTAAAGAGAATGAAGGCTGACACAGTTGACATCGACAAGGTTGCCGTAGGCCAGCGTCTAGCACGCCAGGCTACAGAGGCAGTTGACGACGGTGTTAACGCGGTCCCAACATTTACGAAGATTTCTATCACCACAAAGAAACTTCGTCTAGACTGGGAGGTTTCCACCGAGTCTGTTGAGGATGCGCTAGAGTCTGGTATTCAGGATCACATCGCCCGCCTAATGGCTACTCAGTTCGGTAACGACATTGAGGATCTGGCTATTAACGGTGATGACGTATCCGTTGACCCGCTACTTGGAGCATTCGATGGCTTCAAGAAACTGGCACTAACAAACGGACATGTAGTTGCAGGTGCAGGTGCCGCTCTTGACAAGGCTATTTTCAATAGCGCAATCAAGGCAATGCCTCGCAAGTACCTACAGCGCCGTAACCAGTTGCGCTTCTACACCGGATCCAACCTACAGCAGGATTGGCTGTACAAGTTGACTGACATTTCTACGGCTCCTGAGTCTATCGCTGAGGCTATCCTTAGCGGTAACCCATCGGCACCTGGCGGCACAGTCCGTCCATATGCCTTCGGTATTCCAGTCAAGGAGGTTCCTCTATTCGATGAAACTCTTGACGGTACATACTCCGGCGCTACAGGTGACCACGGTCACGTAGAACTGACATTCCCTGAGAACCGTATTTGGGGAATCAAGCGAGAGGTCAAGGTTTACTCCGACTTCGCAATGAAGAAGGACACAACTGAATTCGTTGCCTACGTTCGCGTAGGTGTACAGATCGAGAATGCAGACGCATTCGTGATCGTGAAGGACGTTAAGGTAAGCGTCTGATCTAACGCACCACAAGCGTAGGGGGCCGGTTCAAACCGGCCCCCTTGCTTTTTATTCTGGCGTTTGCTATAATCGTCAGGACTAGACGAGAGGAATCACATGTCTGAACTAGAGAATTACAAGGTAAATGAACTCAAGATCATCGCTGAGGAACTTGGCGTGGACCTTGGTAGCCTGACCAAGAAGGCTGAAATCTTGGACGAACTAGACGCTAACGGTATTACGCTAGGAATGGTGAAAGAGCACGTCTTCCCAGATCCCGAGCCGGAGCCGGAAGCAGAGGCAGTAGTTGCCCCTCAGCGTACCGTCCAGACCAGGAAGCCAAACTTGAGCGGCGAGACATACGTTATCAAGATGACGCGCAACAACCGTCGCTGGGACGCATACGGAGACAGTGGAGCGATTTACACCTTCACCTACGAGCACCCATACCAGATTGTTGCCGCAGATGACGCAGACCTTATCCTTGAGGAGTTCGGTTTTAGACTAGCCACTCCGAAGGAATTGAGAGACTACTACGCATGATGGAGGCGGCTGGCCTGTGAGTGAAATCTATGTGAATACAGAGACATCTGTATCTATTAATATTGGTCAGCCGACCTCTGTAGCCCCGACCGCAATTCTAGTGCGGGCGGACGGCACACAACTACCACTAGTTGTTTCGCAGAAGAACCCAACTGCGCCAGCGACGACAGAGACCTGGACCGCAGAGATTCCGGTTGAAGAGACATTCGCTGAGTCCCTGGTAAGGGCTGTCTGGACAATTGATACTGGCGGAGACCCCTACAACATTACGGACTACCACGAGGTAGTGACCCCGTATTTGACCCCATCAGAAATTTGTTCGAGGCTTGGATACCAGTTCACTTCATCATCTGACCCTGGATATCAGCCATTGGACAGAGTTGTTGCTGCTGAAAAGGTGGCCCGAGCATACGTGGATAGGTTCACCAATAGTTCTTTCGGTAGGGCTTATGAGACAAAGAGTGGGGTGGGGCAGCAGGTAGACGTACTCACCCTCCCAGAACCACTGATCACCCTCAAAAAGATCTACGAGAACGACACACTGATCTATGACGTTGACGACGACATTAACGAGTGGGGCGTCACCTTTCAGGCATCCAATTCCGGTTTTGGATTGAGAATATCTGAGCCGGGAATCGACTACACTGAGGAAGAGCGACCATCACTAGTCTACACATACGGCAGTTTCCGTTACGGATACAGGTATGATGTATACGGCGAGTTCGGCTCACTATTTGTGCCATCTGATGTTAAAGAGGCAATGTACTACATCATCTACGATCTACTATGCCAGGATTCGGTTTACCGCAACCGCTACATCAACCACATTCAAGTCAAGGACTGGAAGTTCAGTTTTGACGACCGCGCCTACGCCGGGACCGGAAATGCAGCAGCGAACACCCTTCTAGAGAAGTACAAAGTTTTCGACGCCTGGGTGGTATAAATGTACGGCTGCCTAACCTCTGCCAATTACAGAATGACAGCAGACATTCTTGAGGCAACCGTGACACAGGATCCAAAAACCTTCCAGTTGAAGCGCGAGTATTCTGTATGCGAAACCATCAGTTGCTACGCCGAGTCCATCCTTACCGATTCCGCATCCGACGTTGCTTCCGGAAAGCGTTTTGCTGACGAGTTTTCTGAGTATGACCTGATCAACATTAAGGTTGGTAAGTTCCTGTCCAAGCGCCTCAGAATCTCGAATATTCGTGGTGCCGATGGTCAGATTCTATGGCCGCAGGGCGAGCGCCCAGATAGAAGCATGGTTTTCGAGGTACAGGGTTGCAAGCCAATTCTAGATCCGTTCGGTCGAGTTCTGGAATATCAGGTTATGGCGAAGCGGGTGGAGATACAAGATGAGGATTGACGTAGATACTAACATTAATCAGGTAGTTACCGGAACACTCAACTATGAACTAGACGTATTCTGGTATGCCAACGTTGATGAAAAATCCATGCGCCGCTATAACGACAAGATCTTCCGTCACGTCGAGCGGAATTTCGGAAAGTACCTTGACGCCAAGGCTCGGCTAGAGAAGTCGAAGTACCACCATGTGTACGAGTGGCGCGGGGTCGGAAACAAGAACGACCGCCTATGGAGAATGACCCGGACACAGAACGGTACATCCGGAATGAGAATCAGGTACAACTTCATCAACAGCCGGAGAGTTGCTGACATCCACCCCAGTCTGACAATCCCAGGGCCTTCTGGTAAATCAGTAAAGCGCTCTGCGGTATTCCGTCGCAAGGCATATATAATGGAAGAGGGAATTCCCGTAACGGTTCGTCGTAAGCAGGCCCGCTGGCTCGCCATTCCAGTTAAGTATGAGTTTACTGGACAGGGTAATATCAAGTTCAGCAAGGGGCCGGTGACGGTGAGAAACCCTGGCGGAACGAATGTAAGATACTCCTTTGCTAGAACGTTCTCCGGGTACTTCTCATCAGGCCTTGCTGTAAAGCAATTGTCTGACAGTGGGGCTCTACAAACCACCGCCCGGATTACTAAGCGCGCAGGAGAGAATATCCCGTCCGCTATTCGCGGAGCCACAGCCAGGTCCAACATGAGCCGGGCGGCTGTAAAGGGA